CAAAATTCATTGGTGTCTCTTGAGCTTTCTTTAATTCAGAAGCACTCCCAGGTGTAAAGTATATATCGCTTTCATCTAAATTGAACTTAAAACCTTTAAATTCACTGTTGAATAATTCATCACTTTTTTTAATAAACCATTCACTTTTGCGAGTCGCTTCTTCCTGCTGACTTTGAGCCGTATTCACATATTGCTTATAAGCTTGATATTCTTCTGAATCTGCGAACGAGTTTTCCCTTGACTCAAGGGGCAACTTATATTGTTCTTGCTGTTCTTTAAAAAATCTTTTTGCTTTAGCAATAATTTTTTTCTTTGCTAATTTAGTTTTCTTGATTACTGATTCGTCATCTAGCTCCTCATCATAAACATAGTCTTCCATTAGTGAGTCTATGTCTTCAGGATCTAAACCTTCTTCAGTAATTGTTAAATACTCTCTTACCAAAGTTTCAGGATTAGCATCAGAAAAATCTCTTTGTAACTTTACAAAATCTTCTAAGCTTCTTCCTGTTTCTTTTTTATACTTAAAGTAGGATGCAACATCTTCTGGAAGCTTTTCAGTTTCCTCTCTTGCTGCAGCCAATTCATCTAGTGAATTGATTTCCCTACCATATCTTTTTCCAATAAATGAAAGAACGTCTTCTTCAGATAACTCATCTGAAGTAATTTCTTTTTCTGTAGCTTCTGTTGGTTCTTCAACTACTTCTTTTGCCTCTTCTGGCGCTTCTACTTTTTCAGTGGTAGATTCACTTTTAGATTCAGACTTTTGGTCATCATCAAATTTTAATTCTTGCTGAGCCTCATGCTTGTCCAACAATTCTTGCTCGACTTGTTGTACCGACTTTTCCTCAACATCCGTCAACTCTCTTACTTTTATTTCCATTAGATTTAGATTTGATTTAATTTATTACAAAGTTATATAAAATATATATACGTTTTTTGGCCTATCTAGGCTCAAACTCAGCCAAGTCAAAACCATCTAAACTATCTTCATTTGACTCAAAGTTTTGAGGCGGAAGATTATTTTTACGCTGGTTTATTAATTTAGACTGCTCTGTATTTTGCTGACTAATTCTCTGACTTTTAGCGTCTTCTCTTGAGCTTTCTCGCTGTGATAATGCCATGCCATCCATTTGCCTTAACTGAAGGTTATAGTTAAACTCTTGTTCCATAAGTTGGCTTTTAAGTTGCGCCTCTACTTTATTGCGCTCAATCTCTAACTGCATTTCACCCTGTTTATATTTAAGCTTTCCTTGAGTTTCAAGTTCAATTTTTTGTATAGCAACTTGCGCAGCCATCTCTTGCGATTTCAATTGTTGTTGTGAAACCATGGCTTGCTTTTGCATTTCGCGCTGCTCATCTTGTTCTTGCTTAGCCTTACGCTTGACTTTAAGTAATTGATTAGCTAATTTTAAGTTTTTTATTTCTCTAATGTCTATTGCGTCTTCTAAATTTATATCACCTTTAGACAGAGCCATTTGAATATTCTGCTCAAGCATAGCTTTTTGCTCTTCATCTGGAGATAGCTCTATAAACACACCAAAGTCATAAATATACAGATCAGAGATTTCTCCTAATATACTTACGTTATACTTTCCTATTTTATTTATAAAGTCTTCTTTAAAATCTGAATATTCTAAGATATCAGCTACCCTATATGTTAGCGCTTCTGCTAACGTACGATATATGTAAAGACTTCCATCTAATATATGGCGGGTAGCTGTATTTGAACTAAGCGCCGCTAGTTTTTGCACTCCTACTAGCGCATCTGGATTCGGAGTTGAGCCATCTCTCGCTTCATTTAAACCTGTGACTGATCGTATCATGTCTAAATAATGGTTGTAGTTTGATATAAGCATTTGAGTCTTTGATGCTCCTGAATTACTAGTTAGCTGCTGAATTGGAACTTTTCCTTGATTGTAATCCCCTTCTTGAGTATAACTTCTACCAATAACACTACCTGTTTGGAAGTACAAACGAAGTGCGTCCTCTGGATTATAAGCAGCTCCTGTACCTAAATCAACCTCGTTTAGTCCATCTGCATCAATATATACCCCGTCAGGGACAACTCTCGCTATAACTTGTTGTAGTTTTAAATGAGTCATTTGAATAAGATCAGCAAATGGTATCATTCTTCTAACTAAAGACTCAATAACTCCCTTATACATTCTAGGAGCTGCTGCCACATAATTAGGCATTGCATGCTGAGAAGATGATTTTGGTCGTACCATGTTTTTGGCTAGCTCCCATTTAAGAATAATGTTTGTTCCCATAACCATTACACCATCATACCATACGTCTATTGTCTTTTCAATTTTTTCAAACTTCCCATCCTCCAACATTTCTTCAGGCGGATTAAAAGTATCGTCTTTTTCTATCATCCTTGTTGCACCTCCTTCATTAATTTTTTTCTTATAAACCATCTTTTTAGTGGTCTTATAATTAAAATACATAAGGGTACAAGTATCACGATAAAATATATCATTTTCATAATACTGAGCAGTATTAAAATAATCATACCAGCTTTGGCTGTATTGTGAAATTTTTTCTAGATCTTCAGTAGTAAGAGTAGTGTCAATTTTATTAAGTTCTGTTAAAGAGACAGTTTTAATTTCTCCCCAATAAAAACAATCTTTAAAAAATGGATCTTCAGTATAACTGTAAACAACGTTTGCAGGATCCACATAAGAAACCTTTACTCCAGAACCAGGTAGAAATTCATGTTTTGCCATACCTACACCCACTACCATTTGGTCATAATCAATACGCTTTCGTATATCCTCATAATGATTTTCAGCAAACATAGTGTCTATAGCCTCCTCTTCTGCGATTTCTATAGCTGGCTTATAATTTAGGTTCATATATAACGACAACTCTTCGTCAGATGCAGGCAGCTCATCTGGATTCATAATAAAAGGATCAAACCCAGTGTTCTTTTGTACCGTAGTAAGTATGTCTTTAGCAGCCATCTGCCCTTCAATCATGTCTTGATATTTGCTTCTTTTAGCTTGAGATAACGCGTCTTGTGCGTATGCCTTTACTTTAAAAAGTCGATCTTGCATGCCATTTACTACAACGTCTACAAACTTTGGAAGAATAGGAACAGGAGTCCAATCTAAATTTAAATAAGACAAGTCACCATCTACAGCTAATTCATTTTTATATTTAGCTATGGACTGCTCTCCTCTTGCATATAGTCTTAATCTGTTAAAATCTCTCCACTGACTATAATACCTACAGCCATTTGAATCTTTTCTAAACCACTCATATTGTATCGCTTGTCCTATCTGTAATCCAAATTCCTTGGTGGCTTTTTCTGAGTCTGATACAAACTGACTGGGAAAACCTACAGATGAAATATTAATTTTTACGTCTTCCATCTATTTGATTAATTCACTATAAATTCCGTTATTAGCATATCTTGCAAAGTTAAGATTTATTTTGTTTTGTTTTTGTTCAGGTAAATATAGGTTTTTTTGATTGGCCATAATTGCTAATCCTGAGCTAATACTCGCATCAAACTTTGTTCTGTTGTTTATATCAAACCTTGCCCACTCATCTAAAGTTCTAGTGAAATACATACTTCCCATAGAAGTGGCGTCCCTATACGCTCCTGTTAAATCCAACCCAATGTGTTTTTCAATATACGACTCAATAGCTGAGGCGTGTGATTGTTTTACATCTTCTGAAGTATTCGGTATGCCTCCTAATTCTTTTTCTGTTTTTGAAAGTTTATTAAAATGCTTATCAGGTCTATTCATACAGAAACCTCTGTACCCCCTGTTTTTAAAATGATACAGTAAGCGCGGCTTGTTATTTTCTATTAATATTGGCATGCTATAAAAAACGCAAGCCATTAGTACATCCTCAAAGAATATCTCCGCTGTTTGAGGTCTAGCTACGTACTCCAAAAAAAACTCATTACTTGGCGCTTCCTCCATATTAAACTTTGTTAATCCATGGAGCGCGCCATTTGAACCTCGACCAACTACTGTTCCCGATATATCATATGAGTCACATCCAAATGCTCCAATGTGCTCATTCATCGGAAAGTAATGACTAAATTTTTTATATTTTTTGTTTGTTATATTTTTATTAGGCATCCAAGAAACTTTAAACCTGCCTTTTGGATCTGGAGAAAAAATAACTTGTGAGTCTTTTACGCCGTCTTGCCAATAAAACTTTCCCCTTGTGACATGTTGTTCTATAATCAATGAATCATTATAGTCGATTTGTTGATATATCTTAGTCAAATTAAATAGTGAGGTTTTGCTTTCATCTCTGAATGCATGAGATTCTGTCCTTGGAAACTGACGGTAAAATTCATTTAACGCATCTGCATCTTGGGTTAAAGAGTCGACTTCTGCCTGCCAGTAGTCTACCGCGCCATTACCAATCATTTCTCCATCAACACCCAATACATTTGTCTCAGGTTTATGAAAAACCGGCATGCCGTACCTGTCTATAAAACCTTCCATGTTCCACTCCATAGGAATAAACAAACTGTACATGCCGCTTTTTGTTTGGCCATTTTGATTACGCGTTTCTATATTTGAATCCTCATAAAGTTTTTTAAAATTATCGCCACCTTTGCTTAAAGCATTAGAGGTAGAGCCCATCATACATTTGCCTATAATTTTGCTTCCTAGTCTTAAACAGGTTTTAGTAACCCTCCAATTATTTAATATGTTATTTGGCTTTATCCATTTACCGCTTTCATCATGCACTAAAAGCAAAAGCTTTTCACCGTCATAAGAGTTTTCATCGGTATTTTTCCAGTCAATAGTGGTGTCAAGACCATATAGCTCTTCATCAACAGCGTCATACATATTTTTTTTAGTAATCTTAGAAGCCGGTATTCTAAATGCAAGCTCAGTTTTTGGCTTATCCATACCATCTTGTATGGGTTTGAAAAAGAACGGCAGTCTATTAGCTATAGGAACAACCTTATCTGTAAACATTTTTTTTGCATCAGATCCTGTTTTTGATAGTATACCTACCCTTGAATCCTTAACTAATGTTCCTGTATTTACACATTCAGATGACCCCATAAAAGAAAAACCTGAACGTCTTATCTTTAAATACACTAATCCGAAGCATCTTGTGTCAGCTTTACATGCTTCCCAGAAAATAAAAAATATTCTATTAGCTTCTCTAAAATCAGGATAACCCACGTCAATGCTAGTCCATTGCAAGTACATGTAATGAGAACCTGTCATATAGGTAGGCTTGCCATTATTGTAGAACCAATACCCAAATTCTCTCCTATCGAACTCCTGTTCAATATAATCAACCCACTTGTTTTTAAAAACACTTGCCATTTCATTCCATTGAAATATTGACTGAATTCGACTCAGCTCTTTAGGTAAATCTTTTCTCTTCCAAAACTGTTTACTTTTATTAGTAGATTCTTCAACAATATTATTTGGCTTTATAGGCAATGCTATGTTTAATCCATTGATGTTTACTATCTCCCCAATTTGGCCATTTTTAGATATGACCACCATATCATATTTATCACTATACCCATAGACCCATGTTTTAGCTTTATTTTTATTAGCTAGAACAGTTTTAGGTACTAGGTTTTTTACTACATAAAACAACCTATTTTGATCGTCTTTCAGCAAACCCTTGTTTTGATTGGATTTTTTCGCCATTAGTTTGATTTATAGTTATGTTTTCTTGCTCTGCATCTATTTTATTTAATATATCAAAAGCATCGAATATAGCAAGTTTTTTTGTCGCTGCTGCATTTTTTAATCTATCAGCAGCTAACTCATCTTCAGGATCAGGTTTAATTATGTCTTCTTTTGCTACTTTAATTAGCTGTTCTACAGCTTTTCTACCTGCTGCAATAATTTGTACTTTAAGTAATTCTGAACTCATAAGCTTAATGTTATTTGATGGTCATACATTCGATAAAGTTTCTCGCCATCTACATCAAACTCATACTCACTGTCTGGCTGAAAACTTACTTGCGCCCCTGGTTTTATTCCTTGAGATAAAAGATAATCATTTGGATAAACCATTTCTCCCATTAGTGGCTCTTCATTTCCACGCTTAAACATAAATGACTTTTGTTTTTTTATTGGCTTTACAAAACAATATCTATCGTGGCTATACCACTGATTATTTTGATTATACATAAAAAACTGATCATTGTCTATAAAAAATAAATTATCCTTAAAATAGCTTTTACCACTCTGCTGTCTTCCTTTCATATCGTTGTAATATTTAAACACGTTGTGGTGAACCAAAAGTATATCTCCAATTTTAATTGGACCTTGGTAATTTAAGGGAACTTCTTTTACTTTACCTTTTCTATTGGATACTGTAAAATCTTCCTCGCTTGTGCTAATAATAAAATCTAACCCTGATATATTTT